TTGTGGGCAATGAAAAGAACATCCGCTGACTGAGCGTGGTTCAGTTCAAAAATCTCTGTGACGCTGTAAGAAGTAGCTACTTCAGCTATTTTGGCTACAGTGCCTCCGCTGGTATATGTGGTAAAGCTGGAACTGTTGATGCCCGAAAGCTGAAATGTGTTTGTGGTAACTCCGGCAACCGTAAACTCAAGGTTGTTAACCTCAGTCATGCCAGCAACACCACTAATGAACACCCTGTCGCCGTTTGAAAAGCCGTGGGAGCTTGACGTAACAACAGCCGGATTGGCCTTTGTAATCGCAGTAATGTTTTTGGTCGCTTCGGTCAGGATGCCGCCATCTTTGTAGAAGCGAATATAGTTTGCGCCAAACTCTAGGACATAGGCTTGCTCGTCAGAGAACTCAAAGTTAATTAATCGAACCTTGCCGCCATCTTTACTGCGGCCAGCAAACGTGGTTCCGGGGCGGCGAGTAGTGCCACCGCTGGGGAACACAATCATGTTCTCAAGTTTCTGAGCTGCCTCATTGTACTTCTGCAAGTCAATGCGCCCCTCAAGCCGTGGAGAAATCTCTCCAGACTTGAAGTTCGTTAAGATGCTGGATATTCTTGCCACGGCTAGAACCTTATATTGATAAAGTCATCGGAGATAATCTTGTCAGGAACGCCCTCAACAGCATCCATTGACCTAGCCTCTCTCAGCCTATCATCATAAAGCGCAAACATCTGCTGTGATACAGATGTGCTACCTGTAATCGCATAAGCCGTTTCGGCTGCCAACTTGGTTGCAACCGTTGAAGACAGCAGGGAATCATACTGCTCTGTGTCCGTTATACGCCCGATGTATACAATCCGGCAGGAATCCTCATTGGTCAAAACCTTGCGGCCCTCAATCTTGAACATAGCCTGAGAATCATAAGCGGCGGTGTCGTCATCCACGTTTGATGTATGGAGCGATAAAACACGCAAGCAGAATGGGTCAGTTGGAAGCGTGTACTGAGCCTCAAATCCAAACGCCGGGGTGTCCGTATCCTTTGCCAAGGCTCGTCTGGTAATCGCAATGTTCCAAGGATGCCCCCTCAGAACCGCATCGCGCACTGTCTCAAAACGCCTGTTGCAAAGACGGGCCTCTTTTGTATTCTCAGTAAGAGAGGTAATCGTTGCCGCACCCAACAGGTCCATGGCTTCATTACAAATATCAACAACTGATGGCATTACTTCAACAACCTTTCAACTTTTATCAACGCCCCTTGGCTTAGATTGCCGTCACCGCCTGACGCGACCTTGCCCTTCTCTTGAGCCTCAGAGACTAGATTTTTTACTTTCTCTGTAGGCAATATTACCACAGAATCCCCGTCAAGTATAAACGCCCAATACTCTGCCTCAGTTGTCGCTATGCCTGACGGCTTCCCCCTACAAAAAAACTCCACAAAAACCTTACCAGTCTGTGAAGCCTTAAAATCCCTCTTTACCTCTATAGCCCTTGATTGCAACAAATCAGCCAACCAATCCTCTGCTATTTGACCGAGCTTTAAATCCCAGCGAAAGTCGTGGTTCTTCTCCACATCCCAATCCCCCTATATTGTGGAAAGAAGGGGCGGTTTCCCGCCCCCTCAATGATTAGTTTACGACATACTCAATTACGAATGAGAGGTCGCCAGCGGCGTTGCCAGCCGCATCAAAGAGCAGACCAATAAACAGGTAGCCGCCTGGGTCAGCAGAAAGTCCTGCATCTTCCCAAACACGCTGACCGAGCTTATTGATGTCCCGCGCTTCAAAGGTTACGTCCGTGCCAACACCAGCAACCGCACCACGGAGGTCCGTGATAGCAGATGCGTAAGCGTCATCGTCAACCGCAGTGAAAGTACCCGCGCTCTCTGAATAAACACCTACGTCACAAGTGTTGGTGGTGCCTGAATCAAGGTCATCGTTGAAGAGCTTGATTGTTACGATTGCAGCATTTGATGGAATGGGAGCAAGCATTACTGTGTCTGTTGCTGACAAGTCACCAGCAGCCAGAGCAATAGTTCCCATTGCAACACGCTTTACGCCGTGAAGGCCATTAGCGTTTGATGCAACCTGTGGCAGGGCAAGGAGATTGGATACGAGTGTAGTTGATACGTTAGCCATTTTTTACTCCTTACGCTGCGCCATCAAGGTCATCTTCATCGCACTTGATGCGAACAACCATGTTTTCTTGCATACGAGTAGCACCGATGTCCATGCTGTAATAGACCTGAGTTGCGTAACCTTTGTCGGCACGCTCATCAATCCGAGCAGAAACATCCCTGCCAATACCCAGTGCCATGCCTTCTTCAGCCCATGCAAAGCAAGTACGGACATTGTTGCCGTCCACGGACAAGCGGTTTGACATGATGAACTTGAAGCCCATGAACTCGTCAATCTCGCCCTGTACCAGTGCTTTAACAGTGTTGAAGTCAGCAGAGGTTACGCTGGTGTCGGCCAGAAGCGCATGAATCTGGCTTGGGCCTACAACAATGTAACGTGGGATGGATGGGTCAACATCAGCCTCGTCAAGCAGCTTCTTTGCTTCGCGCAGCTTGGTGAGGTTCATGTTGGTGTCAGCACCACCTACGCTAACAGCAACGTCTTTGTTGGTGTCAAACGCAGTTGATGTACCGCCTGTTTCGCCAGTGTTAGCATTGGCATCAAAGGCAGAGATGATAACATCATCCATTGCACGACCCATAGCAGCGGCTGCGGCCATGGCGTAGGAAGATGTCGGGTCAATCAGCATACGAACCTTGTCCTGGTCATCAATCAGGTCGGCGTACTCGTATGATGCAAGGCTCAGACGGCGGCGTGCGTGTGGCGTGTCCATCTGAGGGGTGTCGGCATGGCGGCTAGAACGCAGTTGCGCTGTAGCTACACCTACCTGGTCGATAAAGGCATTCTTACCAACAACATTCTCAATGCGCACCGTTTCACGCAGACGGGAACCCATCTGCTGTGCAAGCATCTGCACATTAGCAGAATACTGTTGGACAAATGCCGTAGTAATTTGAGTAGACATGAATCAATCTCCTATAAACTACTCAGTTGGCATCGTGATTACATCGGCTGCGCTACCCTTGCGGACGCTCCTAGCATTTTGAGACTGCTTCCGTCTACCGTCTTTCCGGTTGCCTTCGGGACGACCTTTATCGCTACCCCGGACCACCCACTCCCAATATAAATCGGCGAGTTGGTGTGGATTAATGACATCGCGCTGAGTACCATGCTCAACAGCAAGTCTTAAACAATCAAGACGAGCGTGAATCCACTCAAGCTCATCCATGAACCATCTCCATCAGTTCCTGAACCCTTTTGATGGCATTCTGCCTAGCTACAGGGTTCGCCCTGTCCCAATAAGGGTTGCTCCTATCATTCATGATAGAATCAATCTCTGCTTGTGCCTCGCGTGGTGTCATGACCAAAGTTTGAGGGCTTTCAGAAACCGTGTCTTCACTGGTGACAGTTTGCCTAAATTCAGCAATTTTTGCAAACGCTTTGATAAAATCAGGGTTGTCACCCAGCATTGAACCGTCAGCCAACTGTATATTGAACATTTCACTTGACGCAAACTCCTGCGCAGCTTTCGATGCCATGTCAATTTTTTGCTCATAGGCTCGACCCCACTCTTGTTTCAATGTTGCCTCAGTCTGCTCTCTGTACTCCTCAGACTGTTGCATATTTGCAACACCTGTGTTTTCAACAGAGCTTCTATAATACTCCATAATACCTTGGGCTTGGTCGGGAGTAAGCCGCAGCGCATGAGCAATATCCTTAAATTGGGTTGCTACATCTTCTGTGACAATGTTCCCGTCTACTGGTATCTCATACCCCTCCGAACTCTCAGGGCGACCCAGACGACCATAGATTCGGTCAAGGTCATCGTCAGTGGGATTGACTGGCATTGGTATCTTGTCAGCACCAATAAGACGCTGCGCATTGACGTAAGAACGTGCCAAGTTCTCAACATCCCTGATTGGCGAGAGACTAGGATGCTCTCTGATTTCCTCTGGTATCATCTGTAAAAAATCGTTACCAGACCCGCCGGAAGCCACTTCCGCTGGAGTTTCCAGCATAGTAGATTCAGGTTGGGCTACCTGTTCGACATTCTCTTCTGACATGATTACTCCTGTAACATATTGTGAATGTGGAGGATAACTGCTCGTTTACCCTCTTCAAATGCTGTAGCATTGGCATCGCCAGCTACATAGCTTGTTGCACGATAGTTGCACCGCGCCTCAAGGTCTACCAAAACCTTCTCACCCTTCTCGCTGGTAAAGGTTTGTTTGTACATATCTTTTAACTTTGCGATTTCTCTCTCACTCACTGGCCAATCATCCTTGTTGCCTGTGCAGCTTGTGCTGCGGTGTAGACATCCTCTTGTTCCTGCTGACGCTCAAGAGCCGCCGCTTGGGCTTCTGCCTGTTGCTGTCTAGCCTGATTAACTTCTGTCTGTGTTTTCAGCGTGGTCTTTGGAACGCCCAGAGAATCAGTCACATGACGAACCAAGCCATCAGGGTCAAGGTGGTCAAGAACAGGTACAGCCTGTGCGAGTGGCAGAAGAATCTCAAGAGCCTTCATGGTGCTGTTCAGACTGCTCGACTTCTGCGCACGGGCCAGTGGCGACACATACTGAATATCAACATCACGGCCCTGTAGAATCTCTGGCGGGGTGGCCAGCATATCATTGCGTAGCATCAACCCAAACACACGCTCAATCAGTGGACGCAACATCTCATTCATCAGTCGGCCAAGAACGGGGCCAATAACCCTCATGCGCTCTTCCTGCCTCTGCACAACTTCTGTCGCTGTCATATTGGGGGTTGCCCCCGACAGCAACTGGTCTACATAGAAAGCAGAACGAATAGCCGCCCTTCGTTGCTCTTCCATATTCAAACCAATCGGAATGCTTGCGCCAGTGTTTAGTGGCGTAATTGTGTCCCTGCTTCCGGCCCTGTAGAAGTTCAGGCCACCAGGCTGTGTTCTGACAGGAAGAATGAACCCATCATCAGGAACAAGCAGTGGCGGGTCAATCTGCTTTTGAGCTGCACTGATAATCGTCTTGGACATCAGGTTCAACATCTTCACATCAGGAAGCGCAATCATTGCAGGAGAACGCCCCATCACCTCACCTGTAGCCTTCAGGAAACGTGGGACAACGTATGGCATCTCTTCAAAGCCACTCTCCGACAGTAGCTTCTTTGTTTCCATCTCAATGTAGTAAGATGCAAACGGCATATTCTTGTTATCCTTCTTTGCCGGGTCGCGGTTGATTCGCGGCAAAACTGCGTGAAGAATATCAATGTCCTCGTCCGGGTTCTTCTCAAACTTCTTGCGCAAATGTTCAGTTACATTATCAAGGCCAAACCTCTGGATAGCCTGGCGAACAGGAACCGTGTACTTCCTGAACACCGTGTCCACAATGCCAAACTGATTCTCTTGAACGTAAAACTCTGAGATGTGACGAGTGCTGAAACGCAACATCATGTCATCCATCTCTACAAACATACAGCCAGTACCAAACACAACGAGGTCCACATACATTTCGTGAATCTCAGTCTCAAAGTTTGAACGGTTGAAGCAGCGAATCATCCGTGTGCTGGTATCCTCAAGCCACGCTTGCACCTCTTCGTCACGGCCAATGTCAGCATCCATCATGTCCAAATGGAACCAAGGTGTTGCACCGCTGGTCAGCATACCGTGAAGGGAGGCAGACAAAAGGTCTACAGATTGTAACGCAGTGCCATCGTAAATTAGCTCCATCCGCTTCTCGCCACGGGAGCGTTTCTTCACAATGTCAGACTTTCGCGGAAGCATATAATCCGCTAGTTCCTGATAGTGGGTATTCCAGTTATCTCTCCGGCCACTAACATAGCCAAAGCGCGAAACAAGTGACTTGATAAAATCGTCCATAATTACCCCAGCAAGGTTGGTTTGCCTGTGGTCGGCTGTTGCTCACCCAATGCGCCAGCAACAATAGTCGAACCCCGACCCCGCCTCTTCCGAGCTTTTCTTGTAGCCTCCTCTGCCAAAGCGGCAGAACGAGCCATTTCTGTTTTGCTTGCAACCTCCGGCACGGGAGGTGGCGGGGGCAACTGTGGAGCTTTTGGCGTTAAAAAAGACATACTATCTTCCCACTGCTTTTGATGATGGAGACTTGTAAAGTGCGCCGTAACCCTCAATCAAAGTCCCGGCTTGACCCGCACGTTTACCCCTAGTGCGGCGAGTACCCCTGCCCATAACAGTCTGGTCTGCTACAGGCTCTTCTTCGGGTACAACTTCTGGTGTTACACGGGGAGCAGTCGGTGGAGAAACAAGCCCCGTCTTTGTTGCAATATCCCGTGGAAGGTCGCTTACCTCTTCAACAATCTTGCCAACCACTTTCTTTACTGGCCTCTCTAGCGGTTCAACAACATCAGCCGCAGCCTTGACTATCGCCTTGGGTGCTTTAGCAACCTCTTTGGCCACAGTTTTTACTGGCCTCTCCAATGGCTCAACAACATCCGCAGCCGCTTCAATGATTGTTTTCGGTAACTTCGTAACTGGCTTGGCAACCGCTGTAACTGTCTTTGCCGTTTCCTTTACGGCTTTTTCAGCAACATCCACCACAGCAGCAGGAGCCTTGGCAACTTCTTTCACCACAGCAGCAGGTGCTTTGATAACAGGCTTCACCACCTTTGCAGGTGCTTTAGCAACTTCTTTAACCACCTTAGTAGGAGCCTTTGCCACGGTCTTAGCTGCCTCACGAGCATCCCTTGCCGCTTCTGCCGCAAGGTCCCTTACTATTTGTATGTTATCTCCGCGCTCGATTCGCTTGAATATTTTTCTTACTCCACCGCCACCCATTCTACTTCCCCTTCAATCTGTGAAAGCCGCGCTTGTTTGTTTCCGTTCTTAACCACTGGGCGTTATCATAGCCCAATTCTCTAAACATAGCTTTAAAATACCTGAAACCGTTTGTAATGTCACGCATCCCGCCAGTGCATATAAAATCAATAATCCAAGGGCTATTCCCCATCCCGTAGAAGCCATCTCTGGGAAACATCCCCGTGTCCAAATACTCGTCTATATGGCACTGGTCTGGAAAGGCATAAGTCGCAAAAATTACAGGCTCTTCATCATAACAACCAAGTATGTACTGTTGCTCCTCAATCGGAGGCTGAATGCAACGGCGAAATTCCTCAACACCCCAATCCCTGTGGTAGTCACTCTGGCCCATCAACTGAGCGGCCACCCAATATGCGTAAGCCCTCTCACTCATAACGCAAACGGATTGTATTCGTTTAGTGCAGTCTGTTGCGGAGCCTTATGCATAACCTCTCTACTTTGAAGGCCAACCGCGAGATATCGAAAAGCATCTGCCGCGTGTGACGTATAATCATGTCTTGGATGGTCCCTGAATGTCTTTCTCTTGTCATCCCACTCCTGCCTATACTGCCTCAAACAATCCAAGCCAATCGCAGTCTTGTCAGCGTCAAAGTAACATTTTGGTATCATGACACGGGCGGCGTTGATACCGTCCACAATCTTCATCTTTGGAACCACCCTGAAACGTATGCCCAAAGTGTACGCAGTCTCAAGACGCGACTTTCCGCTCCCAAGCTCCCTGACTTCAATGTCGTGGGGCGCGAGATGGTCGCCGTATGTATAGTCTTTTTGCCGGAGAATATCGGCATAATGGTCAAGCCCAACACCACCGTTCTCATAATAATCTATAATGTTAATCGCACCGCCCCGGAAAACCTGGGCGAACCAAATGGCTGTAGAATCATTCACACCCAAATCCCAAGCGGTGTGGACAGGATACGCAGGGTCATAAGGAACCCTCGTAATCCGGCCTTCATCATCCAGCCCCGCTATCAGTTTACCATAATACGCACCAACAATCGCCGCCGTAAATGAACACTCAAATTCCTGCTCATACTGCTGCTCCGACATCGTTGTCTTGGCCGCATCAAGTTCCTCCTGCTTTACAATGCCAGTCTCACTGGCCTTGCAAATCTTCCAGTACCAGTCATCACTGCCCTCCTCAACCTGAGACTTGGCAATCTGGAGCATATCAAAAAAATGATTATGGCCAGCAGGCGTACCCAAAAATGTGGCAGACCCCTGTCTGTCGGATAGGGCGGGTCTTACAACCTCCCCCCATACCCTTGGATTCTGCATACCAAATTCATCAAAGAAACACGCATCAAGATAAATACCACGCAGGGCATCAGGGTTCTCAGCAGACAGCAACATAATCCTGCCACCATTCGGAAAGTCCACACGCAGCTCAGTCTCGTTAAAGGTCACGCCGGGAATAACACCCGCATAAAACTTTATATAATCCCAAGCAATCCTCTTGGCCTGGGTAAAGGTCGGGGCAACAATAGCAACCCTTGGCCTCGGTAGCTCACAGGTCAACGCAACCTTTATAGCATGGTTGATTAGCCAAACAGTCTTGCCGAAACGCCTGTGCATCACCAGCACGTTCCAACGCTTCAACTCCTTGTGCATCTCAGCCTGAATGACCCTGGGCTTGTACGGAATCTTAACTTCCATGTTTTTTCCTTGAATAACTGCCCCTGCCCTTTTTGGGCTTAACGACACGCTTTCTAAAAACAGAAAAAGAAAGAACTCTGGCCATCGGATTCCTCTTCGCCATCAGTCTGTCTCCCACAGTATCTTTACAGTACCATCGCTTACCTGAACACCAGCACGGCTTTTCTGTTCCCCGAAACGGTCAGGCATCGCCTTGCTGGCCCTCCACCGAACATGGTGCGCATAATCACGCAGCACACTCGTATCGTAATTCTTGCGCCGATGAAGTGCGTCATCGAATATCTTGTCCAGTTCTTCCATCGCCTTCTCAACACTGTACTTCTGAGCCTCCTGAACCGCCGCAGCAAACTCCTCATCGGTCTTCATGCGCTTGTAAAATGCAGTACGGCTGATGCCAACGCCCTCGCAAACATCAACGATAGTATGCCCATCGGCTAGGCCGGAAATGATGAGGTCGGTTCTTTGCTTTGTGAGCTTGGTCATGGCTGTGTCTCGTCAAGGGTCAATTAACATATATATAGCGGGCGCGGCGCGTGTCGGGGGCATCGCCTTGTAACGACCCCCCCATGCCTCTGCCTGTGACGTTTTTGCCACAGTGCTGCGCCTGGGCAACAGTGTTGCATAATTGCATCACGGCGTTATAATCGGCCTTAGCAGTGCCGCGCTAGTGTTGTGTTGTCTGGCAGTGTTGAAATATACAACCACCCAACCGCGCAACCTCAACTACCCGCAATCCCTCCAAGTTTCAAACATACCTTATTATATGGCTGCATTACCGCGCTGTAAACTTTTTTTACATTTGGTGCACTTTCTTACTTGACCATGCGGCAATCATTTCCTATGTATTCCTTATGACCATTTAAGCATAGGAGCATTGAAAATGGCTAAAGTAAACGGATTGAAACTATTGAGCGTTGGCAATAATGCCAAAACAGTGAAAGGCGATGGCAGCGAATACTTGACCGCCATCCTTTATCTTGCACCTGCCGACATTGTGGATGGCCTTAACGTCTGCCCCATGGCCGTGCTGGCCGGATGTAAAGCTGGCTGCCTCTATTCTGCTGGCCGTGGCCAGATGAATAGCGTGCAAACCGCACGGAAGCGCAAAACAATCTTATGGCGCGACTACCGTTCAATGTTTATTGAGCAACTGGAAAGCGACTTGGAACGCTTCTATAACTATTGCAAGCGCAAGGGAATACAGGCTTGTGTCCGATTGAACGGGACAAGCGATATCCCTTTCGAGAATTACCTTGATATGGCTGGTCGCTTTGCTGGTATTCAATTTTATGATTACACAAAAACCGTGAACCGTATCAATAAACCCTTGCCCAAAAACTACCACCTGACCCTGTCCTATTCAGAAGCAAGTGAGCGTTACCAGTCTATGGTTCTGGATGCAATGGCAAGCAATGCTGGCCAGACTATGGCCGTGGTATTCCGTGACAAGGACAGCATCCCTGAAACCTTCAAGGGTTATCCAGTGATTGACGGCGACAAGGACGATTTACGCTTTCTAGACAAGCGGGGAAGCGTGGTAGCACTCTATGCCAAGGGCGCGGCCAAGAAAGACCAATCAGGCTTTGTGGTTAACTAAGGGAGATTTTATCATGTCAAATATTGTTGAATTAAACCGCGATTATATCAAAGGCATTCATGCGGCCAAAATGGACGTAGCCACGGGTGATATATATGACCTTGAAGAGGCTTTGTATATGTTTTCCATTGACCCCGCCGACACTGAATACCAGCGCGGGTATCATGCTGGCCTCATCCAGTGCTGGCGGCAAGAAAGGGAGGGGCAGGATGCTCAATAAAACACTATCAGTCTTTACCTATGCCATCATTGCGCTGTCAATGCTGGCATGGATAGACACGCTCTGGATATTCGGCGTGGAAGGAAGCCAACGCTACACATGGTGGGCCTTAATCTATTGGCTTGGAAACTAGGAAGGGAAACAGCCATGAAACATGAAGTTATAATCTCGAAACACTGGTCCGGAAGGACATACAATGTTGACCTTGTATCTTGGCAGGGTGGCGAAGGAATGGCTAATGGTCGAGCCTTTGACGTGGAAAAGTCAGAAGCTGAAAGGGTCGCAAACAAAACCGCGAAAATCTACGGTGCAGAAATTAACTGGAAGGAGTAGCCATGTATATCATACATCACACAATCAAATATCAGGCTGGCAATCGCGCCAGCTATACAGATAACTACCAGCTGGCCGATACGCTAGAAGAGGCGAAGACAATCGCTCAGGGGCTGGTAGCAAGGCTGGGGGATGACCTGTACTGCTACTCTGTAGCCAAGGTCGTGGAAGCCTCAGAACCGCACTGGGTTGAGAAATCTGACCCGGCTGCAACCCTTGCACCCGATGCATGGGGGACGGACAAATGACACCGCAACAGCTAAAAATCAAGCGTCAGTTCTTAGGATTGACGCAAGAGGAACTGGCCAAGATGTTTCTCATCACGGCCAGGACAATCAGAAACTATGAAACAGGCGCAACCGTCATTCCAAAAACATTTGAAATGGCATTGAACGCCTTGGAGCTGGAAAGGAAGTAAAATGAAAGTCATGTCATTATTCGATGGTATGTCTTGCGGGAGGCTGGCCCTTGATAGGGCTGGCCTTCCAGTCACTACCTATTGGGCTAGTGAAATAGACAAGTACGCCACAAATATAGCCAAGAAAAACTGGCCTGAAACAGTGCATTTGGGAGATGTTCAGCAAATATCAGGCAAGGACTTACCCAAGATTGACCTACTCATGGGCGGCTCACCCTGCCAGGGATTTTCATTTGCTGGAAAGGGTCTCAACTTTGATGACCCTCGAAGCAAGCTATTCTTTGAGTTTGTAAGGCTGATGAAAGAGTTGCAGCCAAAGTATTTCCTGCTTGAAAATGTCCGCATGAAACAGGAAAGCCAAGACATCATCAGCGAGTATCTAGGCGTTGAACCTGTAGCAATCAACAGCAGTCTGTTGTCCGCACAGAACCGTTACAGGCTGTACTGGACCAACATCCCTTTTGATATGCCAGAAGACAAAGGCATAAAACTGAAAGACATTCTTGAGGATGGTTATGTGGACAGAGACAAGTCACACTGCCTAGATGCTAATTACTTCAAGGGTGGCAATCTCAAACAATACTTTGAGAAACACAGAAGGCAGTTAGTGTTCAGTGATGATGGGCTTTGTCATGTTGGTGATGCAGCTTTGAAAGGCCACGGCTATAACCGCAGGGTGTATCACCCCGAAGGGAAAGACCCAAGCCTATGTGCTGCGTCTGGCGGTAATCTTGAGCCTAAGATACTTCAAACGCCTCGAGGAGCAAACAAGGGCGGGTTAAAAGCTGGTGATGGCAAGACCCCATCCCTCACCACATCGTCATGGGAGCATAACAATCACTTGACCTATGACGAAGGCTTGACTTGGCGAAAACTCACACCGATTGAATGTGAGAGGCTTCAAACTGTACCCGACAATTACACCGAAGGCGTAAGCAACACACAGCGGTACAGGATGCTGGGGAATGGCTGGACTGTGGATGTCATAGCCCACATCCTGAAAGGCCTAGCCTAGCATTGCCCCGTGGCAGTACTGCTAAGTAATGTAGCAAGGCTTTGTTCAAGGCCTTGCTCTTTTTTTTATAGAAAAGTTTTTATCCAGACTGCCAAGCAGTACTGTTCAGCATTACTGCGAAGCATTGCGTCATCACTCCGCAGGAAATAGCATATTTTTCAGCACTAGTCAAACGCCACTCTGTAATGCTTGGTCTGCAAGGATTTCACGGACAAGCATAAACCAGCAATCTGGGGTCAGCGTGGCTGTTTCGCTTCGCCCCTCGTATTCTTTATTTATAAATGAAAGAGGCACGACTACGCGAATAGCGGCCCGGTCATACTTATAAATAAGAACTGGGGCCAGCGATGCAGGGTTAGCCTCATGGGCCTTGACCACCTGTTCCCACCAGTCAGGATGATGCACCCCGCCTTTAGCCATGGCATATCGCTTGCATTCGATAGTGAAAGGCAAGCCCAGCAAGTCTCCATGGTCTGCCGCCCTGTACTGCTCTAGGTCACGCTTCACCTCAATGCCGAGGTTCTCGCGTATGAGAGACGCAATCTCTCGCTCGAAGGCCGCGCCCTTGTTCCTACCGTTTGTCATGCCTCACCCATATCACCCTGCCAATGGCACCGTGCCAGCCTCTGATAGGTTGAGAAACCCAGCCAGCAGGAACAGGCTCATGGGCCAGGGCATACCTGAACCTAGTGAACCGATGGTTCATGCATTGAGGAAAGAAACTGCTCCTCTTCTCCCTCAACCGACAACTCGCAGACCTCGCCGCTACCATTGCAAGTTTCACAATCCATCCATACGTCCTGAATACCGCCCCTTTCCCAAGGGGTTCGGTTACGGACAACCTCATACAAAGCACGGCCAGTGCCGCCACATTCAGGGCAATCAATCACGTTCACCAACTCCATAATAGTGTCTAAAGAAATCACTCGCATCGACCTGACCCTGTGTTGCCTCGTGGATAACGACCATGGTTTCCGGCGATGGAAACCGCTGTCGATTGATTATCCTTGATATGGCAGCCGGAGACAACCCGCAGCTCAAGGCGAAGGCCCGTTGCGAAATACCATTCTTTTCAAGATAGTCTGATAAAAACATAACTTTTTTCTACATGAGTGTTGACACGCTGTCAATGCCTGTTTATGAAGGGGTTATGGGGGTGAGGCACCAACAAAATGGGTTTTCTCCTTTCACCATAAAAAAATGGTGCTTCATCCCCAGCAACTTGGAGGGCTTCATGCAGAAAGAAACACCACAGTATTCACTTGAGTTTGGTCGCAAGCACGTTAGCGCATCCGGCGGCACTCAGTCCACCGATGAACATATCCTCAAACTCTATCTGAGAAAGGAACACGGCGTTAACTTCCCAATGTCATCACGCCCAAGAGCGGGACAGGCAGTGCAAGCTATCTGCGATATGCACTTTGGGCTGGACAACTACAGCCCCATCAATGGACCCAAGCAGGGCTTGCCTGTCGCCGATGCAATTCGCAAGGGCCGGATGGAGTACGCACTGTTCTCACCACTAGACTGGGACAACGGCAAGGATGCAGAGGCCAAGGAAGAGTTCATTGAACACCTTGAGCAGATGTCCCTTCACGCCATTGACGGCATTAAAGAGTATTTCGGAAACCAAGACATCGAAGGCGAGTATCAGCGGTTCTACATAGAAGAGCGCATTGATGTGCCTGTCACTATGTTTCTTGACTATGCCAGCGACACACTGGAACTGGACCTGAAATGCTCATTCCCCCTGCGTAACCCGCCCAAGAAGGACGGCACAAGGACATGGCGGGTGCCAAAACCCCGCACCGAACCAACGGAATCACAGCTTGCCCAGCAAGCCGTGTATTGGAAGGCAACTGGATTGCGTCCAGGATTGCTTTTCGTGACCTCTGACGGCTATCACCTAGCCACAGAGGATAATACCCCATCTCTCAAGCCAGAGGCCTTGGAAGAGGCTTATAACGCGATTGTGCAGAGGTGGCTAGTGGTGCAGAACCTGATGAAAGCTGCGAATGGAAACTGGAAGACTTTGTTTTCGATGGTTGCACCTGATTTTGGCCAGATTTCTGGGCGGCACGGCCCTGAGATTCTGAATATTGCTAAACAAATGTGGAGTGTGAAATGAATTTACAAATTGAAAAGAATGTCCCTATCCCGCCGGAGAGCAAAGGTCGTCCGGCACGGCTCAACTATGATGAGATTGACATCGGTGACAGCGTTAAAGTCAGCACCGTTACAGACCTCAACACAATCGTTCAGTGTATGCGCCGCCGTGGCATGAAAGCCACTCAACGCAAAATCAAGGACGGCAGAACCAGTGATGGATTTTACTGGCGCATCTGGCGGGTAAAGTAGGGGGGAACCATGACAGATAAACTTTCACCAGAAGAGCAACAGGCTGTCTACTTTGGAAGGTCGCTTGAAGAAATGTTCAAGGTTCCTGAAATAAAGCCATCGAAGACACAGGCCAATCGTTCATACCGCAACTCAAAGCGCGGAGACTTTTTCGGAAAGGATAAAGACAATGACGGAAGTTGAGCAGCAACACGCACAGGCCATTGACCTGACGTTGGAGCGTATCAATCGCCTTGAAAAAGAAGTGCAGGAAATGAAGGAAATGATTTTCTTTGTTATGCGCAATGTAAACCAAATGGCTGGAGAAGAGGAAACTCAAAATGAGCAGTAAAATCTTTGATGCCATGGGCCTAGTGCAGGAATACAACAAAAAGCACGGTGTGGCTCAGAGGGGTGGCAAGACCTACACACAGGTTGTGCATCGGATGGAAGCGTTCCGGCAAGTGTTCGGGATGGAGTTCGGTGTTGATACCACCATTGTTGTTGACGATGGACAAAGGGTCGTGATACGAGCTATCATTACGAATGGCGAAGGGCTTACCATCGGCTCTGGCCACGCAGAAGAAATCAGAGGAGATGGCCACGTTAATAAAACATCGGCCATTGAGAACTGTGAAACTTCCGCTATAGGTCGTGCTTTAAGTAGCATTGGCCTCAGTGGCGGCGAGTACGCTTCTGCAAACGAGATGGACGCTGTTGGACGCAAGCAACAGAACCTATCGAATCAGGTTGGCGGCGGCAGAGCAGACCCCTCCGCTGCGGATGCGCCGCCACCTGACCCATCCCCCGAAGACAAACAAAAACGGAAGGACAAACTTCTGTATCTGGACATTGCTAACACTTTGCCCAGCAAGAAGTCGCGGCAGTCTGTTGAGCAATTCTTCCTCGACAATAAACCCGCGATTAAAGAACTGCGTGACAGGGATGCCGGTAAGGCAGACCTGATAATGAAACTTTTTGAAGACAGAATCAAAGAACTAGGAGTATAAAATGGCCTATCAAAAGGTAATGAATATCAAAGTATTTCCAAACGACAAGGGGGCTGCAAAGTGGGGCAACTCAAAGTTCACCCCATACAAGGACGGCTCACCCGCCGACATTCACCTCAGAAGCGATGTGAAATACAGGGTCAGCGTCTTTGAAGAGAATGATGGTAGCCTTGGCATCAGCATCACAATCCCCGATGAAGCAAGGGGCGGCACCGACAGGGTGGCTGATGATGTGAAGCAGGGTGGCTTGAAAAAGCTGGCTGACAGCGTTTCAGGCCGTGGCATGAACCTTGATGATGATATTCCGTTCTAATGGAACCGTGGCATCAAATACTTGTCGCGCCTTACGATGATGGTCTTCTGATTACCATTGATGGCAAGACTTATTTCTACAACCAGACTGTAGAGATGCAACTCGATTTGGCCAAGGAACTCATTACTAGAAGTCGCAACAACAAAAAGAAAGGTCTTTACAGGGCTGAGTAATGAGCAACCCTTGGGATAAAAAGAGGGGCAAGAAAAAGAAGAAGGCAGCCCTGCAAGTGGATGAACGCACTATCCAGTGTGACCACTGCGGGGCTACCCATCGCGCCCTTGATGGGGGGTGGGTTGTTAACGGATTGGGCATGAAGCTATGCCAAAACTATGAGAGGGATTGTTTTGATGAAGTGCGAAAACTGCGGGCATCCGCTGCCAGAGAACCACTTAGGCTCTCACTTGACGATTAGCGGGGAAATATCCTTGAGTAGGCTCATGGATATTTTCTACAATGAAACTGGAGTTACCAGACGAGAACTCAGAAAGAAAAGTCGGGCAAGGCCATTCATACAGGCTAGAACTGTATTCGTAAAACTTGCTAGGGACCACACAAACAAAAGCTACACCACGCTGGCCCGATACCTTGACCAAGACCGTACAACGGTTGTGCATACACACACCAACCGCAAACTGGACGAGGATTACTTTGAGGTTTACTTGCGTATCAAGAAAAAACTTGAAGAGACTACATCTTCTTCTTGGGTTTCTTCCCAGCTTTTTTCATAGCCATGGCAGTCGCCGCTTGCTTCTTTGCTTTCGGCGACTTCTTCATGCCACCCTTCATTTTTCCATAATGTCCTGGCATCTTCACTTTCCTTTTTTTGCCTTGTTTCGTTTTGATATAGCTGCCGCCTTCTTTCGTGCGTCAGCTTTCGAGGATGCACCCCATGCCCTGAGCGATAGTAGCAACCGTGTCGGCTTCCCATTCTTGCGCTCTGGCCCCTTCATATTGCCCATTCGTGCTAGGAAACTTGCACGGCGTGGATTGTCCCCCGATTTTACAGGTCGCTTGAGGTTCGCGCCAGTAGTCTTTTTGAAAAACTTTCGGCCAGCCTCGTTCAGACCACCTTTCGGATTCTGAAACCTTTTAGCTACCATCTAACGCTCTCATCCGTTTCTCTAGGCGCATAGCCCTGTTAGGCACTTGTCGATACCACTTGGAATCAATCATCTGATTTGCAGCCTCGACATAATCCCTGTCATCAACAGCCGCTTTCATCTTAGCAAATTTAGACAATCTTGGGTAGCCGAGGTTGAACATCATGTTGGCGATGACAAGCTGGGCCTCTTCCGGCAGCTCGTCAAAGTCATCATACAGGTTGCAACAGTCCTGTAAGGTAACTGAAATGTCTCTCTCAAAGACAGCGTGAACACGTTCACTAGAGACTGGTGCGCCAACAGGTAGGCCAAACTCAGGGTCAGCCTCTTTGACTAGGTGGCCTATGCCAAACGTGGGAAGGCCAAGATGGTCAAGGTATATCTCATACTTGCAGCCCTCGTCAGCGGAGAGCTGCTCACGCAGTTTATCAATGTTCATGAGGCTACTTCTTTTTTCTTTTCTTCAACGCCTTGAGGTCAGCACCAGTAATCTTTTTCCGTGGTGGTGCAACAGCGGCCAGCTTCTTTTGTTTCGGTGAATACTTTGTACCCGGCATGACTACTTCCTCTTCTTTTTCTTGAGAACACTCGCAAGCATCTTGGCCTGACCAGCATGAGCCTTTGATGCCGCTTTCAAACCAGCCTGAACCTTCTTGACCTTTGCCCTTGTAGCTTTCTTCATCATTTGCTCTTCCTCTTTTTTAGCAAGTCAGCATCTGCCTTCCTGGCTCCACCCTTGCCCGTTGCGAAACTTCTGACCCGGCCAGCCGCCCACTGATGCGCTGAAACCTTGGGTCTGCTTCCCGATGAATAGTAAGCACCCAACCCCCTTGAGTATACCTTACTCAGAGTGGACTTGGATATGCCGCTAGACTTTGAGTATTTCTCAATAACAGCCGCCTTGCTCATGCCTTGCTCCTTATCTTGCTTATCCTGTCCATCATTGCCTTGGTCAGCTTGCCCTCTTTATAGAGGCGGCGGGTTCTTTTAATCTCTGCTTCTCTGGACGTAGGATTCTTCGCGCCCCTTACATACTTCTTGGGAACGCCACCTTTTGTTTTTGGAACTTTCTTGAACTTCCTCATTGCATTGCGTCCTTGATGGCATCCAGGGTTTCTTCGATTGTAGGTGGCTTGGTGTCATTAGGCAAATACTTGCACTGAATCGTGCGCTGGATGTTCTCGCCGCGCTCATATACGGCGATATCCTGCGTGTTGTTGGCACCAGTGTAAAGGCACAGATAGTCCCCCTGATGCTTCTGGCAGTCAACGAGCCGACAAACCGTGTACTCAGGGTGAAGTGTTGATGCCCTTGCAGGGTTAATCGACAACAAAAACAGAATGAATCCACCTATCAGAACGCAGCCAAACACAGCAAAAACAATCCAGAACACAATCTCAGAAAACTTACGCCGCTTCTCACGCTGGGCATACAGAGTGTCCTGTCTCTGCTTCCGTATCTTGGCTTCCGTTTTTACCAGGTCATCCCAGGCAGATGGCCCAAGAACCGCAGATATCCACTGGCGCAGCTCGTCACGCTGGGCTTGAGCCTTCCTCTTGGCGGCAAAGACTTCCATCGCCTCCTGTTCAATGCTTTTCCCAGCAAACATCTTTTTGAATATGGGAGGGTTCTTGGCCTCTTTCTCAGCTTGGTCAAGGTCAGACAACGCCCCCATCCAGCGGGAAAGGTCGCCAGCCATAGATTCGATATCCTTACCGAACTGAAACCCCTTCTTGATAGCCGTAAAGGCCGCAGAGGCTGTTGCTATGGCTGACAGCGGTTCCATTACTTTGCGGTGCCTTTCATCTTCTCAAACGTGCGGAGGCCACCAAGACCCAGCATACCAGTCAGCACAGTCATCAAAGCACCCATATCAAACGATGGCAGTTCAAGAGATACTCCATACGCTGCAAGTGCAAAGACGAATATTGGTTGAAGCACAAAGTGGTAGGCAAACGCCGCGCCACATACCCATCCAATAAAGGGCCGCCAACCAGCAACAAAAACATTGCGATGTGCAGCTTCCGTTTTGTTGACCTCGATTTGTGCTTTAGCGATATCATTGATGTTGTTGACTAGCTCTGACTGGATTTCCCTTTTCGCCTTGGCTGCCGCCTCTTGGTCTGGAACAACCCGGTCAATAACCTTGCCAACAATCGGTGATAGTGCTGTGATTAACTGTATCATGTGTTTTTCCTATAGCCGTTGGCCTCGTTCTTGGAACTGAAAGCACGTTGCACCCCAACGCAGGATTTTCCCTTCTTCATACATGCGCTGAAAATGATTGTCGGTGGCTGTCACATCAGGACACTCTCGAACCAGTCTGCTTTCAAGGACAGGCTCTCCGTTAGGCATTACCAGAACCAGTATGAAGATAAAGAACTTCATTTTCCCTGCCTTATGTATGTCACTATTCTAATACCTATTAGAACAATGGACCCAATAGCTACAACGAGAGCCAACCATTCGTTCAGTGGTTGCAACCACCAAGGGGCTGAGATACCAGCCGTTGCAATCGGTATATCAGCCTGTCTCATGCTACCAGCCCGATGGCGTGGCGTTACGAACTGCCGGGGAAATCAGTGCATCCATCTGAGCATCAAGCATTGCTTCCATCTCAGCTTCTGTTTTGCCGATGTTATCCAGCACCCACGCCTTCACATTGTCCTGTGTCACGCTGTCGAAAGCGATGAAACCGTCATGCCCTTCCGGCGGCAGGGTCAAACCAGCAGAGCCGTATGCGCTGACGCTGAGTGGCTGGCCATCAGCATTTGTGGCAGTATCGTGAACCGCAGTAAAACGCCAGTGAACCTGACTGATTACGTCAGCAAAGCCGTTCTGTTCGTTGTTATTCACTTCTAAGTTTGGAAAAGTCCAAGTGTATGTAGCCATTGTTTACTCCTGTGAATTGGCTTCTAATGCCGCAAGGCGGGTTTCAAGGTCTTCAATTTTTCTATGTGCATCCTGCAATGCCGCTACCAGTACAGGCGTGATGCGTCCGTAGTCCATTGACCACATATCATCCTCACTGTCGCCCTTGCTCACAGCCTCTGGCACAATCTCTTCCATTTCCTGTGCGATAAAACCGTGAACAGCATCAGCGTCAGGGTCAGCCTTCCATCTGTGCGATACAGGGTTCATAGCCATCAGCATATCTGTGGCGTGGTCAATAGGCTCAATGGCAGTCTTCAAGCGGATATCTGAAGTGGTGTTATAGGTTGTGCCTGAACCAGTGACGGAAATAGACCCGACCGTTGTGCCGTCTTTCTTAAACCCGGCAATGTCGCCATCGTTGGTTGTGCGATTAAGATTAAGAGGCTCGTCAGAATCTCTTGTAACAATTAGCGATGAGCCGTTAAAATAACGCAGTCCTTCATCAGTTGTCCACGATGTATTGCTTGTCCCAACCAGCAGATTGCCACTGCTGTCGATACGCATACGTTCTGTGTTTGATGCGCCAGTGCCAAAAACCAAACCTTGTGCGCCGCCAGCACCACCATCAAAGGATGCGATTGAAGCGTTGACGTTGTTACCCTCGGCAAAACAAATAGCGTTGCTGAAATTGCCGCCTGTCGTGGCAGAATCAAACTTCAGTGCAAAGTCAGTGACGGTATCAGACAATGCTGATGCGTTGCTTGCGTTTCCTGAAATGTGCAATTTTGTTGAAGGCGAACTCGTCCCCAGCCCTAATCGCTGTGTGGACGCATCCCAGTACAGACCTTGCGTTGTGCCGTCATCGGCGTAGAAGCTGATATCGCCGCCGGAATTTACAAGCAATCTATCAATCATTGCTGGCGCAGAACTAGCGGTTCTAATCTTAAAGTCACCGGTATTTGTGCCAGTGCGAATTCCTACCAATTCAGTTGAGCCAGAATTACTGCCAGCCACAGTGCTATTTGCAAACTTTAACGTAGTAGCAGTGTTTGTGGCTGTTGCATTATTACGCAATTCAAGCACGTCAACTTCTGCTCCAGAAGATGTGCGTGTAAGGGCATTTGCACCACCATCAACCGTCAGCCCATCAGCCGTCACCGTGCCAGTGATGTTGATGTCGCCAGTGCCAGTGATGTCGTTGCCGTTGGTGTCAAGGTTGCCGCCAAGCTGGGGCGTGGTGTCGCCCACTAGGTCAGGTGATGCCGTATTCCAGGCAGAGCCATCATAAACTTTCAGGGCGTTGATGGTGGTGTTAAAGTACAAGTCACCAGCATTCAGCGCATCGCCATCGTTGTCTGTGCTTGGGTCGCTGGATTTTGCCCCCAAGTATGTGTCATCAAAGTTGTCCAAAGCCGCAGCCGCTGCCGTAGCCGATGATGCCGCCGCTGTAGCTGATGATGCCGCTGCCGTGGCAGAGGTTGAGGCATTTGATGCCTGGGTTGATGCCGTTGATGCACTTGATGCCGATGCCGTTGCACTGTTGGCTGATGCTGTTGCACTGGTGGCCGAGGCTGTAGCACTGGTCGCCGCATTGGTCGCGCTGGTAGTCGCAGCCGCAGCATCCACAATCAGGTCATATTTTGCACTGTTTGCATTTGTTGTAAGTGGCTGGGAACCAGAGCTTGTGTGGGCAGTATTAACAATAAAGATGTTGTTGGTGCTGGTGTCCTTAACCAGGTCACGTTGCGCATAGGCTGTTGAAGCGGCCCAATCGCCCCTAAACGTGCCAATCTCCTGCGTAACAGCAAGTTCACCACTGCTGTCAAAAGCAAAAACTTTGTTAGCTCTGTCGGTTGCACCAACCGTGAACTCTGTTGAGGTCATCGTGTTTGTGCGGGACAGTTTGATGGAGCGGTTGACCTCATCCTGCGTGTCCTGTGAAAGCAGGGTCAGCTTGTCCAGCGCATCTTCATGGCTTGCCGCTGGGAATGGGTCGTTTGGAGTGTAGTCCGTAAGCTGGGTCTGAGCAGTCTCGCGCAGAAGAACAACAGTGGTGCCGCTGGCCGGAGCCGTGACAAACGTAATGTTGCCGCCGCTTGCACCTCCAACGCCGGAAACGGTATAGTCTGTTGTCTTGGTCTGGACAGATTCAGCACCAGTCGCGTTTGTACGCACAATGACGGTAATGTCATCGTCATCAAAGATTTTGAATCCGTAGGCAAAGACCGTAGTTGAGCCATCGCCGGAATAGCTGTTTCTGGTGGTTGTGCTGCTAACTGTCATTTCTGTCTCCTACAGTATTTATACCGCATTTTGCGTATTATCTCAAAATCTAGTTGCCGACTGGGATGGCGGGAAGAAAAACTCTTGCCCCTTCTCTCTTTCAAGCCGCCTTTCCATGCGCCTGAGATAGCCGGGGCTGTTGTGTTCCATTATGCCGTATATGAACAGGTAGTCCATCGCCGCCCTTGTGTAGAACAAATTTAAAAATGGAGTGTTCTGCATCACCAGCCTTGTTGCCGCTGTGCCAGCCGGGTCGCCATCGCGGAGTTTTGCGTATAGCTTTAAAACATCACTTGCTGTGCCTATCGTTGGACCAGCAAAGGTTTCAAGTGGACCCTGCCCGTACCTGTTAAACTCACCGAAAATAAAGTCACCATATATTCCAGCACCACCACCCTGAACAAAGGCATCAGCAAAGGTTTTCATATCGGTGGGGTTTCTAGGCTCCCTGCCCTTGATGATGTCTTTCAACGATAGGGCCATGTAGCCCAAAATGGTGGTGCCAACCATTGTCCCAACTATCCCCATAGTGCCGCTCATGCCGCCACCATAGCTCTGATATTGGCGCATCATTGTTTTGCTGACATAGGTAATCGGAAACCCTTTTAGCTGCATGAACAGCCTAAGAGCCTCGCCTATAGCCGTGCCGCGCATGGTGCCAAGATTCATAAATGAACGCTCTCTGGCACCGGGAGTTGGAACAGCCGTGTCAGCCATATCGGCATAATATGAGCCAATCTTGGTCATTAGCTTGCTTCTGAACTTATTGCGCATTGATTCGGTAATGTTAAGAGTTCCCTCTTGGTCGCGGATAACTTGGTCTAATCGCGCACCTTCAAGTTTCATGGCGAGGTCTGGAAACAAATATGTCCGGCCATCAGGCGCACCCATGTCAACATCCCTGAACAAGTTGAACTCCTGCTCAGTTATTCCAAAGTAGCTTAAGATGTCTTGTTGTTTTTTGGGCAGCGTGCGCCACTCACCTTTCGCATAGTCGGCTAGGTCCGTTGCAAGCATTCTTGCCAGACCCACCTTCTGTGCGTTGTTCCACCAAACCATACCATTGGCCTTGAAAAAGACCCGGTTCATAGCTGATATCATCCCGGGTGCGTTGTCATCCGATGAAAATCTGCCGTGAACATCACCAGTAAAGTTTTCAACGCCAGTCAAGAGCCTGTAAGCAACTCGCTTTGATTCGGATTTTGATAGCGTGGAGAACACATCTGTCAGGGCTTGGTGATAAGACTGGAAAATGTTTCTGTCTGTAACCCTGTTTATTGTCGCCGCCTTAGTTGCGATGTCCGATATCGATGATATCGTTGCAGCTCCAAGTTTTGCCATTTGTTGTATTTTTCGGAATGAGGAGCCAACAGCGGCTACATCCACACCATAAAATCTGCCATCCTGCGCACCCCTCATTTGAGTTGTACCGTCAAGCTCCTTGAAATAGTTTTGTAGAATATTTACGCTGGCTTTTTTGCCCTTGCTTTGAGCAGCTTCTAGTGTTTCTTCAAGAAGCCTCTCAAACATCATCTTTGGATTTGTCCCAAATGTTTCCATCAAGGCAATGTTCTGTCCATCGTGCAAAAGTGCATCTGTTACAGCTTGTGATAGGGGCTTTCGAGAATACTTTTTGGCATAAGCGTAACTGCTTGCGCCGTCCTTAAAATGCAAAACACGCTCAGAGGAGAGCTTTTTCGCTAGATTTGCCGGACCCTTGAAGCCAGTTACAGGGTCTGGCATTCCGTCAATGCCTACCCGTTGGTCTGCCCTCGTAAATTTACCACTTACAATGTTATCCCAAGCGGCTTTTAAAAACTTGTCTTGGTCCTCGCCTGGTTGAAGTGAACGAAACGTCCTCTCCGCATCAAGCAACGGAAGAATGTCCAGCTTCCATTGCTCGTATCCAGCATCACTCAACAGCATAGAATCGTGAGCCTGACGAACAACATACTCAGGCAAGTCATCAATGTCAGCACCAGCCATGTTCTTTCTTGCGAGAGCTGCTTTTTGCACTCTTCTGATAGCCTCTGCTATCCCCCTTGCTTGAGCATTTTCAGTAACACCAAACCCATCAAATAGTTCACGGTAAACAAGCTCTTCTAGCTGGTCAGACTGAAACAACTTAGCCAAGCCACGCCCCTCTAGGTCATCAGCAAGCATACCAATGTAAAGTTTTCCGTTGGCCAAAGTCTGAGCATCAATGCTATAGCCGCCGCTTTTCTTTTGCTCGTTAAGAGAGCCAACCAATATTGCAGCAAGCTCTTTGGCGGGGTCGGGCGAGTTTATTATTCTTGTTCGGTTTTCGATGTAACGCTTTGCGTTAATCATTCTGTTTCGCTTCTCAATAGCGGCCTGTTTCTTTGCCATCCGCGATACTTGCCGCGCCCCTTCTAGCAGCTTGTTCATGAGGCTCTGCGTCATAACCTGGGCGTTAGACCTAGAAAGCTCATCGTTCATAATCATCAGGATGTCATCAATCTCTTCCTTGAGAAGAGGCTTTCCAGCGTTTTCAGCGGCGATACTGATGTCGTTGTAGCAAAGTTTTATGCTCATTAGCTTGCCCTCACGGCTCTGCCAACGCAAACGGCAGCGGCCTCTGTTGCGGCATCAAAAGAATTTGCCCGTTCAACCAATTCATCAGCGGCAGAGATAGCCTCCAAAAATTCAGCCGGAACCTCATCAACCTCAGAGAGCGTGTTTATCTGCTCTTGCAACACATCAATCTCTTCCTGAATTGCGTCAAACTCAGGGTCTTTGTAATTTGCAGCCTCTGCCTCAATCTCGTCAGAGGTCATGAAGTCATCCCGTGTGCTTTGCAGGTCATAAGTCTTGGAAATCTCGGCGTTCTTGAAATCCGAAAACTCCTGCTCAGTAAGACCTTCCTTGAAAACCTTGTACGAAATATTTGACGGCACCGCATTTGCCATCTCTTCATAGTTTTTAATCACACTGCCGCGCTCGCTTAACAGGGAAAAGAACTGCTCGTCAGTCAAGCCACGATAGTCAATGTCCAAAGCCTCCGCTTCATCGACCAACTGCCCCGCACGTTCCATCGCAACAACTTGCTCAAGGTCTTCATACTTGTATATTCTGTTTCCAAACTTTTCTTCTCGGAGTGCGTCAAGTAGGTCATTTATAGTAGCCCTGCTTACACTATCCTCACTCTTGATGTAGCCAGCTTCCTGTGCAGCCTCGGTCAACTCGTCCAAAGTCTTTGCGGTGGCCCGATTGTTACTCACTATGCCAAAATAAGACCCACCTTTTCCAGCATCGAATATTTGCTTAATCTCACCAATGTCCTTGTCGCCAGTAAATATTTTCCCTTGAGAGCGAATGAATGAAAGAAGCGACTTTGGCTGTTCCTTCTCAACTAGTGCCGGACGCAAAACAGACGGTATTTTTCTTCCCTTGGGATTGAACTTAAGCTCTCTATTCATTGGGGCGGCTGGACCCAAGGATAAAACTGGTTGCTGGTCCCTCATAACTGGGTCTGCTTGGGCGATTACCTCAACATCAACCTTTCTGTCACTAACAAGTTGCGAAACAGCGGTTCTTGTCAGTGCCTCTCTTGTTGGCAGTTTTGTTCTTGATAGCCTGTCTGACAGCTTGCCGCCAGCAACGTGCAGACCGCCACCAAGGGCCGAGCCAAAGGTCACATTCAGTAGGGTGTCCATTATGGTGTAGTCATCGTCTTGAAGCAACGCAGATGCGCCAAGCACAATCGGCTCAACAGCGGCCGCGCCAACCGCGCCCTCCGCTATGCCACGAATAGCCCTAGCTTTTGTAACCCCATGCCTGACAGCCATTGAGGCAAACCTTGCCTGACCAACGACAGGAATAAACGCCGAGGCAATGTTTAGCGGGTCCAATGCACTGGCAAGAAACCCAACACCAAGCTGGGAAGCACCCAAACCAAAACTAGGGTTCGCCCTATCCAGCACAATCCTCCTGCGCAAACGCTCGTCATAGTCTTGGGCAAGCATGGTCGCCGCGCCCTCATGAATCCCGTCTTGGCCAACCTCAATCGTGGGGCGAAAGAAATCACTACGCCGCCACTCGTCTTGGGTCAGCTTGCGCCCCTTATCCTTCTGAACAAAGTAGTCAAAGGCTCGTACACCAGAGTTTAGGGGGTTGTAATGAATTGTGTCCTGAAAGGTTGCCCCCAAAACATCAAGCGTACCAGCGTTCTGGTAGTCAAAGTAATTTTGCCTTATGAAGGGGTTGTTTACTGGCTCTGGACCGGGAAGCTCTGCCATTACTCGCGTCCCTTCTCGGTTTTAATCATATCTCTAAGAGCGTCCCTTCTAAATTTAAGTTGCAGCTTCTCAGCTTCAAATTTTTCAAACTCACCCGCCGCCTTTGCACGGGATATACTTATCCCACCGTACTCGTCCCTAAGTTTCAGATTGATATTTTCTAACTCCCTCTCCATTTCCTCAATGCTTTGTGCGCGTTTTTGCTTTTCTGAAATCCTAGAAAGAACCTCAGTAAATGAAAACTTGATTGGTTGGCCTTGTTCGGTTTCAACAATATTGTCCGTATCGTCAACAAGCACGACTGATGACCTGTCCCCGGTTGTTACCCATCTACCGCCCTGCCTAACATTTTGGGCGTATGTGCTTCTGGATATCTCACCAGTGACATCACCCTGATATCTGCCAACCGCAACGTCCTTGAGAGTTTCCGGGTTGTTTAGGATTTGAGTTAGTTCACTTTCAATAGCAGAGGAGCTGTTTTGGTACTTGCGCGGTAGAATAAAGGGTTCGCTGTTCACGCTAGGGAAAACATACCTGTCCGTAATAATCCGGGCAGCTTTTTTAACAGCCTCACCTTCTTCCTGACCGCCAAATGCTACAAGATACATGGCCAGTTTGCTAACAGTTTGCTGAACTTGCACCTTGTGGTCGCTGGCATCGCTTGATGTCATGGGGATGGAGCTTACATACGGAGCAAGTTCATCGGTCGTCAGCGAAACAATGTTTTGCATTATTTCTTTGCTTATAACCTCTTTGATGCTTTTTTCGTCAGTGGACTGAGATGCCAGAAGGTCAGCGTTTATGGGGTTGAACGGGTCTGAGGCAACCGATTGCTGGGCAAGGCTAAACCCGTACCGTGGCATAAGAGATAGAACCAGGGTTTCGTTTGCTTCACCCGCACCCAAAACAAAGTTTCTAAGGCTCTCTATCCTTTCAAGCTCCGACATATCTTTTAAGCCATCTTGAACTTGTTGCACTTGGGCATTTGTATAGGGGTTTTGTTTAATGCCCATCTGGCTTTGTGTTGCAAGAATCGTCACGGGGGTAACTTCCTTGCCCCTTTTCTGCAACTGCTGCGCAACGTATTGTGCTGGGTCAGTTTCTATTGCCTCCTCTCTGGCGGCAAACTGCTCAAGAGCCAGCCTCTTGACCTCTGCATTTTCAGCGGCATTGGGTCCGGAAACGGGCAGATTGTTTATTTCAGCCATAACCTGTAATGCTTGTGGCTCAGTGGCAAAAGACAAGTCATCACTAAGGTCAAACATCTTCCGGCCCACATACGCCCTGGATTCAAGAGAATTTGCAAGGTCAGGACGATTTACAGCCTCGAATCCACTTATAACAGCCCCAATAGCACCACTGTCTCCAGTAGTGGCCAATTCAGCTAAAGCGTCATCCTGCTTCGCTTTCAAATCAGCAAGCTGCCCAAACTCCAAATCAGTTATTCTGGACTTAAGGGGTGTTACTAAAGACGACCTCTGACGAGCGTCCAGTTTCTCAAACTCTCCCTCGCCATTGAGTATTTTGTCTTTTAGAACTTTAAGGTCATCAGCAGTTTTTGAGGGGTCGATAGATGCCGCCAAAATGTCCCTATTCTGAATCTCAAAATTAACGGATTCTTCACTGTAGTTTAACTTCAACCCAAGCTCTCTACCCGTTGATATAAACTGGTTGATGTCAGCAAGCACTGTATCACGCATTTGGACATTCTCTGCGCTGGGCAACAGAGATGCGATTGCCTCGTTGAACTGAGTAGAGCGTTTCTCCTGAAACTTGTTATGGACTTGAGGCCGAGAAGAAGCCAGCTTTCTATCAAGAAACGACCCAACGTCCGATTTCATCTTTATTTTCTGTGAGCGAGAAAGGTCAAGCGCATCAATCTCTGAGAGTTTCTTATTCTTGAACTCCCCAAACTCAATCTCAAAACCGCGAACCGATTGTGCCTTTGGGTTTCTTTCAAGCTCACCAGCCTCACGCTCAACTTCGGCAGTCTTTTCTGCGTAAATGGCTTGTCTTTCAACGTCCCTCTCTGCTTCTAAAAAATTAAACGCAATATCACTAGCAGCTTTGCCTAGTCTTGCACTAGCCTGGCCCGGCGCGGTAAACGCACCAACATCTGCGCGAGGCGAAAGCTGACCTGTCGCCAACTGTGCGGCTGGTCCCTGTCCTTTATTGTATAGCGGTATCCTTGGCATATCTTAACCTTACAACTGTGCTGCCCTTGAGCCACTCTCAAGAAGTGATGCGTAGGCTTGTGTCCTAAATGCGTTAGACCTAGCACGGCCCTGCGCCCTTGTAAGAGTAGCCGCGCTTTGAGATGCAGTCTGCTCAATCTCACTTGCGTACTGAATCCTGAGAGCGTCCATTTCAGTGCTAAAGTATGTATCAGCCAATGCTTGCAACGGACTGCCGGACAACTCAATTCCCGATGCCGCTGTCGCAACCTTCTGGGTTGCCGCTAGGCGTTCTGAGTTAGCGCGGAGGTTAGCCTCTTCTTCTACCTTCCTACGTTGCAGTAGAATAGCCTCATTCTCTGTAACCTGTGCGTTGTATTCCGCAACTCTTCGGGCAGCCTTGGCTGATGCCATGTTGCCCTTGAATTGCAATACAGAACTTGCAGCCGCCGCTGATGCTGCAATAACAGGAGCTGCCATTACACCACCCTCGCAAATCTATAATAGTCAGACTTGTCTGGACCAAACATCCTCATCAACCCTTCTTCCTCAAACCCACACCAGTCCGCAAACCTGTAAGCCTTCTCGTCATTCGCGTGAACGCTGGCTTGCACTCTCCACAAATCATTGTTTTCCATTATAGTCTCAAAAGCCGCAAGAGTACATCGTGACACAGTAATCGGCATCTTCCGGGCATCCTTTGACAGAACCATCCAAACTTCACCAACGCCTTCCCACAGCCTGTAAACACCACCACAAGCCATAACTGTATTGTCATCCAGTAGGCTGAAAGCGGTAAGGCATTCCTCGTGATGCACAATCTGAGTTCTGTTTGCGTCAGAAAACTCAAAGTCAGTCTCAATCTGAAACAGGTGCATATTCTTGAATGGCACAAGTCTAGGCATCGAATGTATTTGACCTCCGCATGATAGCTATAATCGTCATCGGTAGCGGCTGCGACTGCTTAATAACAACACGGGAATCATTGTCATAACCAGATGGGAAGGAAACCTCTTTGTCACCGCTAAAGATTGGAACAGCAGTATCCATATCCATGCTTGAATCTCTGAATGGGATGCGGTCCAGCGATGTCAGTGTAGGCCCAACCTCTGCACCCACGGTTTCTAGGAATCGGACCGTTACGCCATGAATCCGCTTTATCTTGCCTTGGGAGACACCATCATTAGCCCCACCCTCAAGCCTCAAAGTCTGAACTATAGAATCGTAGCCATAACCAACGTGAACCTTTGTAGCACTCCTGTCTAGCGTCACGGACCCGCCTGAAACGGTCTTGTCTGCGTGTGCCGAACCGTCTGCAACAATCTGAACTGTCTCCCCCTCTAGGTGGTTCAGGCCCGTAATCGTTGAGGTTGATGAACCGCTGTATGTCAGGCCACTGTCCACAAAGAAAGCATCTGTAATGTCACCGCCAAAGTTAATTGGCTTTAGAAACTCAATGTGACGCACAGTCGAACCGTTAATGGTGCGCTTGACTGAAACATACACTTGGTCTTCTGCCCCCGATGGGATTGCTGTGATACTCTCAACAACCCCGCTGCCTCCGATATTGTGGTCATGCCACCCTATCGCCGCATTTGCTCGGTCATACGTCAAACCAATAAGGCCACCATCATTGTGAACAAACCACAGGATAAGTTCAGGCTCCTGTTGCCAAATCATGTCAGACACACCACCGCGAGTAATGTGGTCAGCCAGAATGGTAAGGTCTACGCCCAAAAGCCCGTCAGTGTCCAAGTCAAACGTAATCTCTTTAATCTTCTCAAGACCCTTCTGAACCAGAATGGTAGAGTTTCCAGCCCGTAAAGGACGCACATCAGATGTTCCAAATGTAGTCTCCCGCAAGACGTTTACATTTGTTGGGGTTACAGGTGTAGCACCCGTGCCGCCGGACAGGGTAAACTCCGAACTTGTTGTAAGAATCTGCAAGAACCTACCCGGAAGCAAGTGCTTGATGACGTTAACCTGGTCAGATGCAATCGTAATATTTACCGCATCATCGTCTTCTGTGCCTGGGGTGTGATTCTCAAAATCGGCACTCTGTGAGCCAAAGATAGTCTGTGGTTGGCCTGTCGTGCCAGCAAAGTATAGACGCTGCTCGTAGAATGCTACAGCCTTTGGAAACCCCTGGTCTCCACCAAACGCCCCAAGCGACCAACGCTTTGTAGCGTTACTTGAGCCTACAATGTGGTCTGGCAGTGTGGAGTTGCCAAACTCGTCTTCATGCACCGTAGCTGTCACCTCCGTTGCGCTGGTAAAAGCCGTAATCTTTACATGGCCGAAGCCATCGTGCTGGTATTCCCAGTCTAGCGCACCATAGGTTTCTGTGCCTTCAAGATGCACAGGCGGTGTGTTCCCAGATGTTTGGGTGCTTCCAGTTACGCTTTTGTACACATGACCATTATAACGCACTGTATCGCCATCAGCATAACTTGTGCTTGCTGCCCATTCATCATGATGGATTTCAAGCACCTCACGAAAACGGATAAGTCGCCCAATATCATCACTGCTAAACAAGTCAGCAGATGCTATAATAGTTACGCTGCCTGTTTGCGCTGAAGCGTACAAAGTGGTCGATGTTGTGTTTTCATCAAGATACGGGCCATCAACAAAGTCAATGTCTGTAAGGCTGAAGCTAGTCGCTGTTGTGCGGGTCAGCTTGGCTGGTGCGTGGTCTTTGTGGGCAATGAAAAGAACATCCGCTGACTGAGCGTGGTTCAGTTCAAAAATCTCTGTGACGCTGTAAGAAGTAGCTACTTCAGCTATTT